AAAGAAAAAAGTTTATTATATTTTAGAGGAGGTGAAAATATGGATATATTGAAATGTAGAGGTTGCAATCACGAGTATGAGGGTGCTAATTATGATGCAAAATTCTGTCCTGTTTGTGGTGATAGAGTTGAAAAAAGTGAAATGACAGAAGATGAAATTGTGTGTGATGATTGTGGTTCAACTTTCTCAAAATCAGAAGAGTTTGAAACTCATTATTGTCCAAAGTGTGGTAAATCACTTAATACTTTTTCAGTAGCAGTTGCTCCTGAACCAAGTGGCACAAAAACTGCTTATAAAGCAGATAAAGAAATGCCTAAAGGGAAAGAAGATGGTGGTACCGTTGCTGTAGCTCCAAGTCCAAAAGGTGCTGATACGAAAGTAGAAGCGTCAGAAGAAAAAGAAACAGGTGACTCAGTTCCTGAGCAAAATAGAGATATGAAAGAGTATGTTGAACCTTCAAAAAAGGAAAGAACAGATAAGAAAGACGAAGACATCAATGTAGCTCGCCCATCAGGAAAAACAATGTTAGACGGTTTTGAAGCTTCGAAAGTTTCTAACTATGGAAAAGATAGAGTTGGTAAATCTGTTGATGACGATAGACTTACAAAGATAGAAAAAGCAATCGAATCACTTACTACTGAGAAATCTTTTGGTAGACAATCAATTGTTCCTTCAGAAGTAGAAACTAAAATTGAAAAAAGTGAAGCTTCTCAAGAAGATATTGATAGAGCGTTCGCAGGTCTCATAATCAAAGGTAAATAGGTTCTAATAAAACCTTAAGTGTGGACTACACACGATAATAAAAAATAGGTGGTGTCACGGAGATTACCACGTAAAAAATAACTCCAAAAAATCTAAAACATACGGAGGTGAATATAAATGAGTTTCGAAAAAGCGCTTAATTCTACGGCGGGTATTGGTGGTGATTTGATTATCCCACAGTTGGCTGATCAGATCATACCTTTCATTCGTCAAAGATCTTACTTGAGACAGTTTTTACAATCGTTCTCAATGCCTACTGAAAAATATAGATTCCCAAAAATGACTACTGGTAACTCAGTATATTATGTTGGTGAAGCAGCTTCGGCTCCTGAATCTTTAATGAGCACAGGCACAGTGGAATTGAATGCGAAAAAGCTTATGGTTGCTCTTGGTATCAGTGCAGAGTTGGAAGAAGATTCAATTCTTCCGATAGTTCCTGTTATCAGAGACGATATGGCTAAAGCATTCGCTCTTGCTGAAGAAAATGCCATGATAAATGGCGATACCACTCATACAGCTACAGCTACAGACCCTGCGTCTGCTACTGAAGCTAATTGGTATACGAACGATCAAAGATTGATTTTCAATGGTTTAATTAAGAGTGCTACTGGTACTTCGGTAGACGCTGGTTCTGGTGCAATATCTCTTGCTGATATTTCAACAGCTATTCAAAACTTGGACGTTTTCGGACGTGATAAGTCAGAATTGCTTTTGATGGTATCACTTAGAGAAGAAGCCACTTTGAGACAATTGTTAGGTATCAACCTTGCAGTTAATCAACTTGGTTTGACTGGTACAGCTCTTCCTGGAGAAATCGGTAAAGTATGGGGTATTCCAGTTGTTGCAACTAACTTGTTAAGAGTCAGTGCTACAGATAATACTTCCAGTGCTTTATTGCTTAACAGAAACGCCGCGATTATTGGTGACAGACGTGTTTTCACGATTAAATCTTCTGATGAAGTTTTGATCCGTTCTGATCAATTGTTAGTCGTTGCTTCTGAAAGGTTAGCATTTGCTTCTCAATATACGCAAGCAATAGTTCCTATTACAAATATTGCTGCTTAGTATTAAGTTGTAAACCAAAAGAGTGGAGCACGATAAAGGTGCTCCCTCTTTCAAAAAGTATTTTATAAGTATTTTTTGAAAGAAAAAAGGAGAAAGTATGTTATTAAAGTCAAAAGTCAAAATGAGTTTGAATTGGAAAAAAGCTAACAAAGTTTATAATTTTTTTGAAAATCAAACTTCTGAGGTTCCAGAAGAAGTTGCAGAATATTTGTTAAAAAACTATAATGGAAAGTTTGAACCTATAATTAATTTAATAGTTCAAAAACAAGTAGAAAATGATCAGCAAAAAACAAATATTCCAATAGTAAAAACTGAAAATGGATTGAATGAGTTAACAAAAGGAGAAATTGACGTAAAACAAGTCATTGAAAGAGCTTTAGAAAAAGAAATAATTAAAAAAAATAATGCTTGTTATTTTTTTAATAATACTCAATTAGGTAAAAGCGTAAAAGCTTTAAAAGAAAAATTAGAACAAGATGGAACATTATTACAAGAGATAAAAAATAAAATTTAAAAATGGTGGTCATAATAAATGAACCTTTCACAAACATGGAATTTCACTAGTGATTATGAAAATGACTACATATATGATCCAACAAAAATAGTATTCAATACTACTTCTGCTACTTTAGCAAATTCTGGAGATATGAGTTTTCCATATATTATAAATTCCGAGGGAATAGATTATACTCTTTTAACAAAAATTATTGCTAGTACATCTGAGACAACTTCAGGTTCACAAGTTCGTATTCAAATAAGTAATGACTCTGATAATTGGTATTTTTATGATGGAACTATTTGGTCACAGTCAACACTTTCAGGGACTGATATAATTTCAGGAAGTAATTTGTTTTCTGAATTGACAAATTCTGTTTTTGAAAGATTTGTCTATGACATAGACGCTGGAAAATTATTTTTTAAATTATATTTCATAAATGATGGCACTCAAGAGATACCATATGTAAATTACATAAATTTTACGGGCAATAAATATTATACTTCTATTAAAGAAGTAAGAAACTTGTTAGAACCGTTTGGGTTAAGACAGTGTGATCCTATTACAGGATTAGTAAATCCATTAAATGACTTTTTATCAGATTCGAGATTAAAAGTATTATTGTCTGTAGCAGATTCATACATTAATAATCAAACTTTTACTGATTTCTATCTTCATAGAGATGAAATTGAGTTTCATGATGGGAATGGAAAAGACTCTTTAAGAACTTATAACTTCCCTATTAAAAAAATAACTCATGTAATTATGTATAATCCTTTAATGCAAGCAATGAGGACATTTTTAGATTTTGAGTTAATTATTCACCCTGAATGGGGAGAAATATTTTTGCCTCCAATATATCCAGCTTATATGTCTGACTCTCCAGCTAGATCCATGTTTGGTAATATTTTTATGCATGGGAAGAGAAATATCGAAATTCAATATGATTGGGGTTATAACGACACACCTGATGATATTAAAGATGCATCAATAAAATATATAGGAAAACAAATCCTTCAGGGTTATTGGGCAAATTTAACACGAGGTAAATCATCTCAATCATTTGATGGATATAGTCAATCTTATCAACAAAAACCATTTGGAGGTTTGATTGATTCATGGGATTTAGAAATCAAACAGACAATTCAAAATCGTATAAAAATTTACCCAAGGAGTATTTAAACTTGGAAGAATTAATCAAACAACTTGTAAAAAACATTTTAGAAGAAGATACTTTATCTATTTTGACAAAAAGTATTTTAAATTATGATTTTGAAAAAGCAATGCCAAAAATGCCAAGACTTCCAGGTTCAGGTGTTAAGAAAGATATCAAACCAAAAACTCCTTCAATAGGTACAGGTGTTAGATCACATAAATATGTAAAAAAAGATGAAAATTTTTATGGACCTGGACAACATAGATATTGGTATAAGATGCCTGACGGATCACTTGTTGCTTCAAAAGATACAAACGGACCTTCAAATGGAGATAAAGCGAGTACTCCACAAAGACAACATACACCTCCTGAAAAAATAAAACAAGAAACAAAACGAGTTCAAGATGCGACAAAACAACTTCTTGGTGAAGTTGGAAAAAAACTTGAACAGAAAAAACTTGAACCCAATAAAGGATTCAATGTTGGAGAAAGACAGCTTGGAGAGACTCAAGGGCAATATGAGCTACGTCAAATAAGTCATGCATTAGACTACCTCGATGATTTTAAAAAACGATTTATAGACACCAAAACTTCTTCACCAGAAGCTGAAAAAATGAAAGGTGAAATTCTCAACAATGTAATAAAAAATATTTATAATGAATTACAAAAAAAATCTACAACACTAAAAGAGCTTCCAGGTGGAAAAATAACGTCACCTAAACAACAAGAAACATTTGAGCAAATGAAAAATAAAATGAATGAATATGAACAAAAAGGTTTAAAAAATCTGTCAAGTGAAGAGCGCACGAATTATTTTAAAATGAAAAGAGATGTTCAAAAAATTGAAACAGAAGAAGCAGAATTGACTCAGACTAAGTCGTCTATTGCTGAACAGCAAAAACGTGAACAAAAATCGAAAGAATATGTAAATGATTTTGAAAAAATAGTAAAACCCGCAGATCAGATACAAACACCAAAAACAGAAAAGCTTATAAGTGATATACAAAAAGCAGAGTCAAATGGTAAAACAAATATAAATTCACCTAAAAAAGACACAATGCTTAAGATGAATGCTGCAAGGTTTCTTAATAGAGCATTTAAAACATTAAATATGGAAAATGTCAAAGTTGATAGTGTTAATGCTAAAGGTTCAGCAATGTCATTGGCAATCAAAGCACCAATGAAAGTTACTACAAATCAAATAAGACAATTAAATAAATTAATACAAAGACAGTATGGTCTTTCTTCTCCTGCTCAAGTTAATTATAAAGCAAATAATGTAATTGAATTTGAATTTTCAAAACAGAAAAAAGAAGATATTATTAAACCAATGTTTTCTGATTCTGTAAAAGATTTAGGAAGCTATATAGAAAAAAATAAAACACCCAATGGATTGAGAAGACTTGCAATGGTAATTGGTTATGATTCAAAAGGAAAACCAATCATTGCTGATTTCACAAACTATGAAGCTACTTCAATTGCAACTGTAGCAAGCCCTCGTAAAGGTAAAACATTTAATGCAGAATCTTCACTTTTAAGTATGATTTCAAATTATTCACCTGAAGAATTTCAGTTTGATGTTATTGACGCTCAAGGAGTTGCATTTCCAAGTATAATAAAAAATAATAAAAACTATATGTCAAACCAACCTGGAATGGGAGTAAAAACAAAAGAAGATGTTCAAAGAATAATTGGTATTTTGGAAAGCAATATGCAAGTTATTCACGATAGGAGCTCAATAGGGAGAAAATATGGTGTACAGAAGATGACTGACTTACCTTCTAAAAGTGGTAATAGGCAGTTCCCTTTAAAAATGATTATTATGGACGAATATCAAGGAGTATTTGAAGGGATTGATAAAGTATATGGAGAGAATACACCAGAATCAAAAGCAATGAAAACAAAATTAAAAAATTATATGAGTTCAATACAAAAACAAGGTGCAAAGTGGGGTGTTATCCCATGGGTAATGACACAAACTGTTGATGACAATAATGCAGAATATCTTCAAAACTCTTCTACAAAAATGTTATACCAAGTTGAAGATGCAAAAACAGGACAAGACTTCTTAGGTAAAGGTGGAAGAAATGTAGCACGAAACATAATTGATGTTGGTCAGTCAGCTGTTCAAATGGGTGGTAAAACACATTATGGTGTTGGTGTTTCTAGAAACAATGAAGTAACTGAAACTGTAACACAAGAAACTAGTAAGAGGAAATAATGGCAGAAAGTTGTGGACCTACTATTGATAACTCTCAAGCAGTGTATCAAATGGTACAAGATGGCGGCGTCTATGTTACAATCTATAATTCAATTGCTTGTTCTGGAGACACTACTTTTGTTACTGGTGAACTTCAACAGTTTGATAGTATACAAAATGGGGACAATTCTGTTACGTTGGATGGAAGAATAAGTTTAATAGGGGCTACAACTGATTGGACTCTTTCTAATGCAGATATAGTTTCAGGTTCTATTTATATAACTGATGTTAGTGGAGTGTCAGGTTACAATGAGAATGTTGATTATACAATGAATTATGATAATGGTGTTATTACACGATTAACAACTGGAATGATACAAGATTTAGATACTGTAAAAATAAATTATTCATTTCACTTAGACTGTATAGATGAAAAAACAGGAAATCCTAATAGATTTTGCAAAACATGTAAAGATCCTGATCAAGCAAATGTGTCGACTGGGATAATATATTATAACGCTCATACTGTAAAAGGACTGTTTCATATTCCGACATTTAATTCTCCTTTTGATAAAAATGGAGTTTGGAAATTAGGAGATGGTGTACTTTCATTTGCAATAAATGAAACAATCGATGCTACCGGTATAGCTGGTGGTATATTTTTACAAGATAAAGTAAAAATTATCGGTAGACCTGGAATATGGAGAGTAATGTCTGCACCACAGACAATACAGCTTGGACAGTTTTTGGGTATTCGTTGTCATTTACGTAAGATAGAAGTATGAAGCTTATAAATTATAATAATGTAAGAAAGATAGAATATAATACAAATTTATGTCTATTTTAGCTCTTAGGAACAGATTTAATCAATTTTTTTCACAAAACTCAGAAGAAATTGTTCGTGATTCAATCACATCAGTTGGAATAAAAAAACAAACTGGAAACTTACTTAATTCTGTAAAATATCTCGGAGAAGTTGAAGAAGGTATTTTTAGAATTGAAGTTGGTGCAGAATATGCAAGTTATTTGAATCAAGGATATGGCCCTTTTGTTATGTATCATGGTGGCATACACCCAGGATGGACTTCTACATGGTTCTCTCAATTGGCAGAACAGAAACTTTATAATGGAGTAGTTCAAATGATGTCAGAAGATATGAACTGGATAGAATGACATGACAATTTATGATGCAAAAAATAGTTTATTTTTAGTTTTAAAAAATGCATTAGATAGTTTATATATTTTATATCCTGATAAGATTTCTGTAAAAGTAACAACAGCATATCCACGAACTGTAACAGAAATAGATACAAAAGCTTTAGTCACAATTGCTCGTGTAACAAATCAAGAAGAAACAAAGTTCGTTACAGACTTAGTTTCTGAAGAAATTACAGCAAATGAAAATGCAAAAATAACATCTGGTGCTTTTCAAACTGATTTATTTGAGATAGCAATATGGACTTTAGACGCTCAATATAGAGATGATTTATATTTACTAATAAGACAATTACTTTTTGAAAATAAAAGAGTATTAATGTCTGATCCTCATAATTTTATAAAATTTTATAGAGTTGGTGGAGCTGATCAAGAAATTGATGTAGCAAAACTACCAAGAACTATCTACAGAGCTGTATTAAATTATTTAGTTATGACAAAAATGATTAGACAAAGTACAGATGACTTGGTACAGGGAATTACAGTTTCAACAATCATATCATCTGGTAGTCTTATATAAGGAGTAAGTATGATCAGTTTTTTAGAGTTTTCTCTTACAATAAAATCAGAATTTTTGGATGCTTTTAGAATATTCTGTAATGTTAGAGATGGACAAGTTGAAAAAAAAGAAGAAGAGTGGAAAACACTTTTTAAAAAATTCTTGAGTAAAAAGACAAATTAAGAATGTAAAGCAAATTAAAAATAAGGAGAAAAAGAATGCCCTCGTTTAATGGTCGTTTTTATCGTATTCCCACAGTTGCTATTTCTACAAATACAACCCAACTTACTTCTTTTGGTTTAGCGCCAGGTGGTGTTGTTGCAATGTTAGGATCTGCAACAGGTGGTATTCCAAATACAGTTCAAAGATTTACTGATCCTGAATCTGCTCAAACTGCTTTTAGAGGTGGAGATCTTGTTACAGCTGCACAATTAGCATGGCAACATGGTGCACAAGTGATTTATATGACAAGAATTGGTTCTGCACTGCAATCTTCTGCAACAATAACAGGAGCTGCATCTTCTGACATTGCAACAATAACTTCTAAAGATTATGGTTCTTATACAATTGGAATTCAATATAAAGTTGAAGCAGGTACAGTGTCTGGAAATAAATTTACTGTTAAACTTTATGATTCTCTTACAAATAGAACTACTATTGAAAGCATCGACAATGCTGCAAATATAGGTGAAGTTGCAACTTATTTTAATACAACTTTACCTTCAACATTAGTCACAATAACAACCACTTCAAGTGCTTCAAGCGCTTCACTAGTTGGTTACACTTCTCTTACAGGAGGATCAGATGGTTCACCAGTAACTGCTGATTGGTCAACAGGTTTAGCATTATATAATACACAATTTGTAAACATTATGCATCCTGCAGGAAGTTCTGATGAAACAGTTCATGCATTGTTCAAAACTCATGTAGAAACATATTCTAATCAAAAACGTGAAAGAACTGCAATTGTAGGTTCTCCTGCAAATCCCGTCATAGGTGACATTAATACAGCTGGAAGTCTTGTTGCAAGAGCATACAATCTTAATTCTGAAAGAGTTGTACTTGTAGCACCAGGAACTGATGAGCAGTCGGGTGCTTTTACAGCTGCAAAAGTTGTAGGAATTGTTGCTCAAAACGATGTAGCTACTCCTGTAACATATAAAACAATCTCAGCAACAAGTATCGACACAAAATATTCAGAATCAGAAAAAGAAACTTTAATTCAAGCTGGTGTTTTAGTTGTGGAAGAAGTTCCACAAGGAAGAAGAATTGTTCGAGGTATAACAACAGTACAAGATCCTTCTCAATCAGTTGAAGATCCTTTTAAGGAATATTCAATTGTTAGAATAAAAGATTATATTACTGATAATGTAAGAACGATTCTTGAAACAACTTATATTGGTAAAAAAGGAATATCAGGTGTTACAAGTCAAATGCAATCAACTGTTGCTTCAGTATTAGGTAAATTAAAAGAAGCACAAATAATTGTAGGATATCAAAACATTGTTGTAAACCAAGACGTGAACAACCCTCAAGTTTTTACAATAACATATCAAGTAGCTCCTGTATCACCAGTTAACTTTATATTTGTAACACAATATTTAGTTAATGCTCTATCGTAATTAACAAAGCCCTTGTGAATATATGATTATTTATCTATATTCACAAGGCAAATAAAAACATAAGGAGAAAACAATGAGTTCATTAGTAGGTAGTGCTTTTACAGCAGCTACTGCTACACTTCAGTTTTTTGGGCGGCAAGTAGGAGAATTACAGAGTCTTAATTGGAATGAAAATTCAAATTACAAAAGAGTTGCAGGAATTGGAAATGGTATTGATTCAATTCATGTTCCTGGTTTATCACAGTATGATTTAACTGCAAGAAGAGCTTTGCTTGAAGCAGATTTAGTGTTGGATTTAATTACAGTGATGAAAACAGGTCAATTTACAGGTAAAACACCATTTGCTGGTGTAATACCAAATGCTGCTTCAAATTCTTTTCGAGATGCAAGTATAACTAATACAGATCTGATGAATGCTCTTATAAATGGTTCTGGCACAATTGAACTTGGTGATAAGATTGTCAATATATATTTTGATATTCTTATACAAAATTCAGCAGGACAGACATTGTTTACATTTGAAGATTGTTCTTTAAATACAAGAAGAGCTTCAATGGATGTTAATGGAGTTATCGTAATGAGCGATGTTTCATTCTTAGCTAGAAAAAAGAGATTAAATACAAACACAGATAGAGCACCTGAGTTAAAAATTTAATAATGAGAGGAGTTCACATTGGCTGGTTTAATTGCAAATCCACTCACATCATTAACAGCCTCTATCTTATTTGATGGCAATAAGATAGGTGAACTTCAAGAAATAACAGTAGAAGAAGATTTTGCAATAAAACCAATTGAATCAATTGGGTCAAGTTATATAGTTGATTTTTTACCTGGAACAAGTACAGGTAGAATAATTGCAAGAAGAGCATTACTTGAAAGTGATTTGTTTTTTGATCGATTAACGCCAGGTGTTGTTGCATCAAGTGGTATTGCACAAATTACAAACAATATAACAGGTGGACTTGTAGACATATCATCAACACTAAAAACAGTTGAAGGTATTTCTGATTTTTGGAATACAGTTTTTTCAAATAAATCTACAAATGATAGGTTTAACTTTGTTTTATATTTTGATATAGAACTTATAAATAATAATAATGTTGTTTTTGCAAAATTTGAAAAATGTGTTCTTAGATCAAGATCATTAAGTGTAAATTTAGGTAATGTTGTAATTATGCATGACATAACTTGTCTTTTTCAAAAAAGAAGCATTTAAGGAGATGATTTTTTCATCTCCTTTTTTTCTTATATAAAATAAAAAATGTTGGTGAAAATTAATGGATTTAAAGCAAGTATTAACATCTCAATCATGTACAGTTGAATTTCCAAAAGGAAATGAAGTGGGATATCTTCAAAATTTGACAATTCAAGCGTCTTACAATCTTCAACCAATAAAGAATTTATATGAACACACAATACAATATTATGCTCAAGGGATTTCTATATATAGTGTAACAGCACAAAGAGCTTTCGTTGAATTAAATTCTATGTTTGGAAAACCTGATAGTTTATTAAATGTATATGATCAGTTTCAAAAAGCAAAAAATATTTTAAAAGAAGAAACTAGTGCATCTGATCAGTTAGCTTCATTGGCTGCAGGTGTTGGATTAGCAATTAAATATGGACAAGACATAATTGATGGTGTTTCACAAAAAGGTTTAGATTATTTTTCTGACAAAATAAAAGACATATTTAATTCACAAACAGATCCAAATGATTTATTTACACAAATGTTAGAATTTGAAGTTTTAGTAAAAAATCCATTAATAAAACTTCCTGAAATAATACCTGAAGGGTTTTCAAATATTGTAGATAAAATGATAGGTAGTTCAAATACTTTGTTTACATTGAGTGGATGTAAAATAAATGCAAGAAACATATCAATTGCTCCAGGAAATATAGCTGTTTTAGAAAATGTAACAATTACTCCAAGAAAAATGACTGATACTTTGTTTAGCAGACAGCAAATATCAGGTTGACAGATTAACAAAAAAACAGGAGGTAAGATAAAGTGAGTGAAGAAGAAATTAAAGTTACAAAAGAAGAAGAGTTAAAATTGGTTAGAATAGAACTGGGTTCCGAATATTCATGCAAAATTCATGCTAAAGTTAAAAATGAAAAGAAAGATGATGAAATAAATTTTACTTTTAGTGTTCACATACCCACAATGAATGAGGAGTTAAAAATTTCAGTAAAAGAACAAGAAATATTAGGTGTTCTTTCTTTAAATTCATTGACAAACTCTGCAGTGAAAATGATTGCAACACTTGATATAGTTTGTGATGAGATTGTTATAAATAACAAAAAATATGAAAGCACATTTTGGGAAATGGTAAGAAATATTAGACAAGTTGGATTATTTTACAAAGAAGTGATATTTCCAGTATATAGCGAACTAATAAAATTTCAAAATTCAGCAGAGATGGACTTTGAAGATTTAAAAAAATCACTCGCATCCCTTGGGAAAAAATAAAGTATAGTTTTTGGGAAAAATACGGGCTTCCTTGGGATGTAAAAAAAATAACAAAGCAACAACTTTATTTGCTTAAAGCTCATGAAATTAACACAATAATTAAAGAAGAAAAAAGTTTTGGAGGAGTTTCACAAGAAGAGTCAGACAGAATATGGGAAGAGAAATTAAAAAAAGCACAAGAAAGAAAAATAAATCGTATTAAAACACAAGAAGATATTATAAAAGAGACACAAGATAAAATAGCAAAACGGATTGAGGAGAGAAATAGTGCCACCGATTAACATAGATATTGGAAGATTTTTTGGTTCTGAACAAGACCCAATGTCTTCTTCTATGTCTACTCATAAAAATGCATTAGAGTCTCAGGTTCAAAAAGATTTAGCTGAACAGTTAAAAGAAACTGCAAATAGTATAAAAAGATTAAATGAGTTACAGCAAACTTCTTTATCTCAAACTGGAGAAAAAAGTAGAGAACTTGAACAAATGATGAAAAGTGTTAGAATACGTTCAATGGAAGAAGTACAAGATGTACTTCAAACTCAAGGTATGACTCATCAGCAAGCAAGAAGTGGAGCACAAAATATAATAAGTTCTATTATAAGAAATCCTGAAGGTGATGTTAATGAAGCTTTAGATAGTTTTTCAAAAAAAATGGAAGAAGTTTCTAGGAGAACAAAAGACACAACTAATGGTTTTAATAATTTAATCACTGCACTAGGCGGTGGTTTTGGTGGTGGAATGTTTGCTCAAGGGATGATTGCTGGTAATCCAATTAGAATGGCAGAAGGTGCTTTAATTGCTGGTAGTTCAATGTGGCAAGGTGCAAGAATGGAAGGTATTGGTGGAATGGCAAAGGCTGGTCTTTGGGCTGGTGTTGCTGGTGCAGCTGCGTTGGCAGATTATGGAATGCAACTTGCTCCTCAAGCAGTTGAACAGTCAATGACTTTACAGAGATCTTTAATTAGGGGTGGTAATACGGAACTACCTGAATTAATGTCAATGGGTTCACAAGGAGGTTTAAATGTATTAAACCTTCAACAAAAATC